GTGGTATTTATCAACTAATAATTCCTTTCCACCATAACCATTAAAATATCTATCCCCAGCTGTGTCATTTTCAAAACTAAAACCAACATAATTATCAATCCATCCAGTAATAGCAGTAATCCATTTAGCTAATTGAGCATCTAAACTCTCGGGCAATTCAGCACCCAAGTATTTTTCTATTTGTCCCTCATCTGTATAAGCCATAAATTTTAAATATAATTATTATCACACTTGAGGAGAGTATATATCATTTCAACTCCCCTCTATCTAATAACAACTACTTATTAAGGAATTGTATTCAACTCAGTAGCGGCATCGGCTAATACAACATTACCTGCGATACGGGCAACCACTCGGATTGCTGTCATATCTTGGGTAAATGCTTGGGTAGTATCATTTGAGATTTTAACACTCATTGATTTTCTATCACCTAACCAATAACACATCTTCCAGTTTCCAAAGAAAATATAAGCTTCTCCAACATAATCAACCTCGTGAACAGGATAGCCCAAGATAGTTGGAGGCATACCAGCACTTACTGGGTCTGCCCATAAATATCTGCTATCTCCATCTTTGAGTTTTCTTAAGTTCTTGATATTTTCTCTTGCGATAAGGAATGAAGAACCTGAATGATACTTTTGAGGTAAGGAATAAATCAAATCAATAATATCATCAAAATCCAAATTACCGGCACAAGTAACAGTTCTGATAGTTCCAGCAGTTATGATCCCGGTTGGTTCTGTTGTCCCATTACCTTGAATAATAACTCTGTCCTCTTCTTCGGCTAACTGTTCGCCAAATAATTGAATAATAAGATTTACGACATCAATTTCAGTTGAATCCTCAATTAACTCATCAGAAGCATAGAGAATGGCGGCAACCTTACGCGCTGTCAATGTATTGGTTCCAAAATGGGCAGTTGTGGTTGTCTTAGTGGCATTTTCAGCCGTCCAATACAACTTAACACTACTTTCCAAATTAGGAATGGTCATTACATCTCTTCGCATAGGCACAACCCTAACTAAACTTCTCATTCTATGAGTATCAGCCATCCATCGGATTAACTCTGCTCTAAATTCGTCTGGGAATAAATATCCACCATCAGCCGCGGTTCCTTCGGACAATGCCTTACAAACTGCGAGGTCTTTATTAACTAAGGCGTGATAAAAACCAACAATCTTTTCTTCCTTTGTCAACTGAGTCTTGTTCTTAGATAAATCCTTGCTTTGCAAGATTTCCATTATCTTAGAAGTGCTCTTTTCTTGACTGGAAAGAAATTTGTCAACTTTCTCACTAACCTCATTGATATTTTCCAAACCTAATTTAGCTCTAACAGATTTAACAATTTTATCACTAACTTCTTCAATCTTTTCGTCTTCATTTTCTTCTACAACCTCTTCTGCTGGAGTTTCTTCCTTTGGTTCTTCTACTGGGGTTTCTTCTACGGGTTTCTTTTCTTCGTCCATAGTTTTAACCTTTCTTTTTAATTCTACCTAAATAACCTAATTGATTATTTAGTTTCTCAAGACCCCTGACTACTAGATGGTTTACATCTTTCACAGGTTCTTGGCGACCTTTATTTATATCATTTAATCTGATATTTATATCTTTAATAACACTAAATAGCTCATTAAATTCTTTCTTGGTAACAAAATCTTTAGTTTTTTTAGCTGTTTTCTTTTTAAAATCAATGTTCTTTTTAACCCAGATTTCAACTTCCTTTTCTTCTTCTGGGGTAAAACTTTTAGCAAAAACAAGCGCATTAGCATTTGCCGGAACTGACACAGCACTAATTTCTAAAAGTTCATTCTTTTTTTTCTTATTTTCCATAAACCCAACACTAAATGCTCTCATTATTCCATCTAAAAACATCTTTTTGACCTCACTAGCCATTTGGGTTATCTCGTGGAACTCTGGCTCAAAGATAAGTTTATTATCTTTTACCCGAATATTTTTAGCAATACCAATTGTACTCAATGGATGATAGTCATGACCAGCCTGCAGTACAGGATTTTTTTTAAAATTTTTAAAATCCCAGTCTTTAACCTTTATACTATCTCCAACCCTATCAACTGCTTCTGTTGATGCAATGGCCGTCATTTTACCATCAATTTTTTCAGTTAACGCTTGAATTTTTTTTGTCTTCATATTATTTTTTTTATTAATCTTTTTTT